TTCGTACCCACACATCTGAAGATGGTCTTAATTTCACATGCCCACTATAATCAGTAAGACCTGATGGATTTATAGATTCTTTTTTAGTTGCAAATAATTGAGATACATCTCCCCACTCTACTTCAGAATAATTGAGTGTTAGTAAATCTCCAGTTTTTTTAATATTTGGATCTAATAAACTTATATCTGCCGAAAAATCTTCAGTTTCAGAATTAATTGTATCATTTGGATAAATTTTAGATTTTAATGAATATAGTGAAATATCAGAAGTTAACTCTTCTGATGCTGTATTAATTGTAACATTTGAATCTTGATTTTCAATGTCTATAAATTTATTATTTCTAAAGTTATCAGCAAAAAATCCAGATTTAAATTTTAATAAACCATCCGCATCAGTAATTTGTAAAGATTTTGTATCTAATTCTATTAGACTCAAAGATGCCAAATTCTCCAAATTTTTAATTCTATCGTCTAATTTTCCAATATCTTTCATAGTATATCGTCTATTTTCAATTAATGAAATTGAAATATCATCCACATTATAAACATATGCTGGTATTTTAATTGTAGCAATATCCATAGAATCTTGTGTAGATTCTGGTTCCTTTGGATTTAATGCTGCTACTCCTTCAATTACCTTAAAATCTCCAGATTTATCTAGAATAAGTTTATCAATTCTTGGTAGATAATACGAATAACCAATAGAAGAACTTTCATTTGGTGCTACCACTAATGGTGGATTAATTCCAGATTCTGAAAAATTTCTACTAGAAAATGTAAATGGTGATCTTGAAATAGATGTAAATTTTGATACCATCGGCCTGAGATCAATGGTATCCGATGCTCTTAACTGATTTTTTAGTACTGGAATATCATATTTAAATCTTTCAGAATCATAACTATTTGAAGTATATAAATCTCCAATATCATTAGAAGGAACGGTATAGCAATCATAAATTACTAGAAGATTTTTGGATGGAATTCTTCCATTTTTTCTAACTATTTTAGAATAATCATAGTATTGATCCTTTTGTCCTTTATCCAAATCATAATTTTCAGTTCTATCAATATAAGAACCAATATCTATAGAGACTATAGAAGAGGAAATTTTAGATTCATTAAATTTTACAGTTTCTCCAGATTGAAATTTATTTTTGTTTAAGTATACAAACTCAATTTCTGTTGATGAACTTCTAGTAACAATTTGTCCAACCGCTCCACTAGTGGATCCAATTATATTTTCTCCCAAGATTGAATTTGTATCTAAATTTAATCCTGAGGAAAATGTAAGTTTATCTAAAATTGGTAATGATGAATCCAAAGATTCATATATTGCTATAACTTTATATACATCCGGAACATTAAGAGATATTTCTTCATCTTCAACTCTAAGACCATAATATTGATTTGTGGATAAACCACTTACATTTTTATTTTTAGTTTCAGCAGTTTTTGATATTTGAATTTTTTGACTTCTTGTAGATAATTTCTTCTTATTCCTAATAATATTTTTAGTAACTGTTACATCTATTGTTGCTGATTTTGATGCTGATATTCCACTAAATGATATATTTTGTCCATTATTTTCTATTAAAACTTTATCAGATGTCAATGTTTCAATAGTTCCGTCAGAATAAAAAATTGAATATCTTTGGGTATTGAATGGTTCAAATGCACAATTAGAAACACCAACATCTGCTGTTGTAAGTGAAAGTGTTCCAGATGATGAAGTGGATTTTCCAGTTATTTGTTTTTTAAATGTTAATTGGGAATTTGATAGATTAACTTCTGAAATATTGGTATTTGATATATTTGAATATAATGAAGATTTTTGAGTATTTTTAATTGATGGAATTCCTAAAGTAAGAGATGTGACAGTTTGTGATGTTGGCAAATCACTAATACAAACATCAGCAACTGTCGTTCCAACTCCAACACATGTCATAGATAGACCATCAGCAGAAACAGATCTAATTCTATTGTATGTTTCGGTTGATAATCCTGCTACTTGGTATCTAATGATAGTGTCACTCTTGATTCCGATAAAACTATTTCCCGGTGAAGTAATAGTACTTATTCCACCACTTTGAGCGGTAATGATAATTCTATCGTTTATTCTAAAGTTTGATGGTGTTTTTTTCTCTAAAAATGTATCTGCAGAAAAATCAGTCGCCAATCCCATCGTTGATGAATCTTGATATATTGATTTTATATCATCTACAGCATATGCTTTCAAATATCTTATAGATCTTGATATTGAACTATCTCCGTTGACTATAATTTGCTCCCCTGAAATGAAAGTTCCGGAGGTTTGAGTTAGTGTAATATCACTTCCATTTGGGGATCCAACAACATATCCAGAAGCACCGCTACTAGATCCTTTTATATATGATGTTGGTGGGCAATCTTGAGAAGATAAGTCTGAATTCGTAGTTAATACTGTGTATGTTTGAATATCATATAAGTACAAATTCCAATTAGTTTTTTTATTCTCATATGGAGAATCACTTACTGAAAAAGAATATACTCTTGCTTCTCCAATTTTAGTTCCAGTGCCACTAGTATTCTGAATCTTTCTTTGATTGTATAAATCAACTGTATAATTATTATTAATTCCAATAACTGGGGATCCAAAAACGTTATTAACTATAATTAGATTTCCCATTTCAAATGGGATAGATGTTGATGTTACAGTTTCAACTTCTCTAGTTTTTTTAATATCTAAAACAGTCGATCCAGATTTTTCAACATCAAATCCACCAACATATGCCTTTCCAGAAGAAACTTTCACACACAATAAATCTTCAGAAGGTGTGTTTAATTCCTCAGTTTTTTCATCTGATGTAAATAATCCATTAGAATCTAGTAAATTATTTAATGAATCTACAACATCAACTTCAAACGGTGCCAAAGAATAATTTCCAGACTCCTCATATGTTCTTTTTGCCAGATAATCCTTTAATAAAGAATAATCGCTTGTATCTTTTATTTTTTTGACTTGTCCATCAGTAACTCTTAAAAGTTCAATAAAATTTTGATCATTAAAGTCTGTTAATGATTTTTTAGATAATTTTGTACTTATTTTCAGTCTATCAGAACCAGGAGCGGCATAATTTGTAAAACCTTTTGCATTATCATATAACGAAGAATCTTCATAAGAAGTTATAAGATCTTCAATAACTTCTAAACCAATTCTGTATGATGGGGTATTAGTATATTGATCCAAAATTAATGTATCTTGGGATACATTCACAAAAAATCCCCTAATAAAATAAATTCCTGGTGTAATTGAGACTGCGGAAGCAGTAGATGTTGAATTAAATTCAATTAAAGTTGCAATAGTGCTCCCTGAATTTATAGTAGTATTTCCATAACTAAATGTATCTTGAGTTATTAATGTTTCTCCGTCAATAAATTTAGAGGATTGGAAATTGGAATCGGAACTAAGGTATTTTATATAAAGGGTAGTTGTCAATAATGAAGAATCTAATCTTTTTACTACATTTTGAACTATTGCAGAAATTTTTGATGTTTGACCAATTATTTTCTTTCCTATTAAATTCTCAGCATAAAATTCAACATCCAATCCTAGGTGAAATGAATTTATTTTTACTGCATAATAATCTGGATCATAAGTTATATTTCCTGGAACAACTACAGATCCATCTTTGAATATGTTGCTTCCAAAGGATTGAAGTTGATTTTGTAAAATTGATTGAAGAGTTGTTAATTCTCTTGCTTGTACTGGAGTTCCAGGTTTAAAAAGAACCCTATAAAAATTTTTTTCAGCATCAAAATCATCATAATATGGAGAAACGTTTAAGTTTATTTTTTGTGCCATTTTTTTAGAATTCTAGTACGATTTTAACATCTTCCTTTTGTCTTGGATTTCTAGTTACAAGAGGACGATTATCAAGATATATAATTTCTCCTGATATTTTATTTATTTCGGGTAAAGAAATTCCATTTGTAAAAGTTGTATCTAATCTAACTGTTTTTGTTGGAGAAACTGATGTTGTAATTCCACTAAAATTTTGAATAGATGCAGTAAAATTATTTGATGATGTAATAGTACCTCCGGAAGTTGAAAACCCTATTTTAATTGATTCTGATTCTACAGTTTTACTATCTATTTGATTATTGGATGTTTGATTATAAAATATAGATCTATCTGCAAAGTATTTTAAAACTTTTGTTTCATTATCGTATGACGCAATATATCCAATTGCCGTACCAACACCAGATATTGTCTGATAGATTTTAGTTCCTGGAATTGCATCTTCTGGGTTTGTTACTCCAGTTACTTTTAATCCAGTTACGTTTGAGAATGTATTTTCTGAAAATATTGAACTTGAAGATCCAACAATTATTGGATTTTTTATGATTCCAATTTGGGAAAATCTAGTATCTAATGGAAAATCTTTTGTAGAATCATCAAATCTTGAATAAACTAAACATCTATCAGACCCAAGTTCTGTGTAAATATCATATCCATGACCAAGAGATGGTGGAATAATTGGTATTAAATGTGCAAAAGAAGTTGCTCCTTGATTTATAGTCGATAAATTTACTCTACCATAAGTGTAGTTTCTACCACCACTAGAAATTATAACATCATTTATTTTTCCATCAACAACATCAACTATTACTTTACCATCTTCACCATCACCGATTATATCTAATTGACTATCTGTTACATTATATCCACTTCCAGAACTTTGAATAAAAACCTTTTTAATTTGATTATAATTTACTGAAGAATCTGCAGAATCTCTAACTGCAACTATTTCTGAATTATCACTAGTTTCCCAATCATTTGGTATGGGAATATAATCTATAGAATCAAATTTAATAATATCGCTAGGATTTACTGTAAATAAATATTTCCAGATATAACCATCATTACTTTCCCCAGCTCTTGATG